GAAAACGATGCAGGCTTTTCTGATGATAGCTTCTTAGATATCACTACACCTGAAACGCTTGAGCGGATTCGCTTTGAACAACGCGCCCATATCTCGCTTAAATTCCCACGTCACAAGTTGGCTGATAACGGTTATGACATTCCAGAAGGCCAACCTATCGTCACGCCGAAAGCCTTGGAAGTCGAGTTTTTGGTGTTGTATCGCAAGTTTGAAGACAAAGGTTGGGTGCAAGACTATGAAGACTACAAAGAGACCTTGCACGCCGAAATCAATGCCGATGATAACAACCGCGTTGACATGTATCAGTCACCAATTCTGATCTACAACTTACGCAACGTTGCCGTGCAAACTGAACATCAATAGGAGCTAAAACATGATTGCAGGAAAAATGAAAATTCAATCTGACGGCGGTTTTATCTTGTCAGAAAATGCCGAACTTGATCCCGGTGGTGATACTTACACATCGAAAACCACCGAAGATGGTAAAACGCATCCAATGTATGAAGGCACTCAACCGGCCATGGTTACATTTGATAAACCCATGGATGAGAATGTTGATGTGGTTGAAATCGGTAAATGGAAAGACAAAACCATCACCTTTGAAGCAGACACAGGTCAAATTTATCTGATTAAAAATGCCTTCACTGTCGGCACTGTCAAGCTCAAGAAAGAAAGCACAGCGGTTGAAATGCATGGCGACCCAGCGGAGAAAGTCTAATGGCTGAGGTGGTTGTACAACTTCAACATGACTTCAAATATGGCGGTACAGAGTACCGCCAAATCACGCTAACAGAAGTCACTACTGCCAACATCATCGATGCGCATGAAGAGTCAGAAAAACTGGTTCAAGTCTTAGATAAAAATGGTGAGCAGGCACACGAGTTTGTTGTTAGCCCAACCTTGGTCGGTATCAATATTTTACGCCGTCAAATCACCAAGCTCGGCGAGGTGATTGTTCAATTAAGTGTGAATGACATCAAACGCCTACACCCTGACGATTTAGATGCACTTCAAGCAGCTGCTAACAAAATGGATGCGGCAGCAGTTAAAGCAATGGAGGACGCAGCCGAACGGGGGCGACCTGATGCGTCTGATGGTGATGATGGAAAAGCTGAGTCTTAATTTCAGCCAATCAACACAGACGCCATTACCGCATGTTTTAAACATGCCTTTAAGAAAGCTTTTATTGAGATTTAACTAAACACATGAGCGATTTAACAACCAGTATTAATATTAACGCGGGTGGTAACTTTACCCAGCAAATGCGTGTTAATGAGCAACGCTGGAAACGCTTTAGCAAAACGGGTCGCAATCAAATGACCCTGTTAAATCGCTCTGTCTCAGTAACGGCGCGAGGTCTTGATAAGCTAGGCAATCGTTATACCGCTATTTTGTCAGGTGCTGGTGCAGCTTATTTAAGTACGCGAACAATAATGGATTCAGCACAGCTAGATAAACGCCTTATACAAATTAGGCAGACAGCGGGCGCTACGCAAGAAATGGCTAACCAGTTGCGCGAAGATATTTTGACAATGAGTCGAGATACGGGACAGCCAATTGAGTCATTATTGGGTGGTTTTAATAATTTGATTCAGTCGGGCATGGAGTGGCAAAAAGCGCGTGTCACTATCAATGCTATCAACGCAGCAATGGCGGTAACAGGGTCTAATGCGCAAGTATTATCAGCTTCTCTTTCCGTGGCTGCTGAAACATTCGATTTTGACTTGTCTAAACCAGAAGTGGCTGTTCAGTTACTTGACCAGATGACGACCGCTGGACGTTTGGGTAATGCTGAACTTGAGGATTTGTCCAGTATTTTTGCTCGAGTGGGTGTAAATGCTAAAGCTGCTAATTTGAGCTTCACTGATACGCTGGGCTTCATTGAGCAATTATCAAAAATTGAGCGACAACCAGAACGACTAGCCACGTTGGTTGATTCAACATTATTAATTTTCACTAATCAGAAATACCTTGAAAAAGCGGCAAAAGTGACAGGTGTTAGCTTCTATGATGAGGACAAGCAACGTCGTGCTGCTTTTGATGTGCTTGAAGATATAGCTAAAAAGTACAGACAGTTAAATAGTGATATAGATAAAGATCAAGCGCTGGCAGCAGCTTTTGAAGGTGTAGATCAGGATACTTTGAAAGGACTGCGGAATTTACTCAATGGTGAAGCAATACCTCTTGCTAGACAAATGGGTGATGAAATCGCCAAAAGCACAGGAACCATAGTCAAAGATTTGGAAGACGCTTTGGATAATTCTGTAGATCAAGTTGCTCGTTTAAAAAGCGCCCTCACTGATGCCGCAGATGGTTTTGTTCAGCCCATCAATGATGCGCTTGGAGAAGCTATCAAATGGATGCTAGACACTAAGAAATTAACTGGTGAAGACCTGCTTCTTGGTGCGGGCGCAGCAGGTTTGCTTGGGTATGGCTCCATAAAAGGGGCGGACAAGCTATTAAATAAAGCCGGCGGCCTTGGTAAGGGCGTGGTTGTAGGTAAGGCGTTAGAAGAAACAACAGGCGTGCAACCTGTTTATGTCGTTAATATGCCCGGCTCTGGTTTTGGTGGTAAGGGTGCAGCAGCTAAACGTGGCGGCTTTAAACATGCACGAAAACTTGGCAAGTTTGAATCTGCCCGTGCCATGTCATCCATTAAGCAAATCCCTAAACTGGGTTTGGCCGCAACAGGTACTGCAGGTTTAGCCGTTGCCGGTGCTGGTTTAGCAGGTTATGGTGCTGGCACGGCAATCAATAAAACGTTCATTGAAGGCACTGAATTCCAAGAAGCGTTAGGACGTAGTATTGCCAAAGCACTTGCCTTGTTCGGTAATGACAATGCACAAGCGGCATTAAATGCTGAACAACGTAGCAAGCTTCAGATCGAAGTTACTGATAACCGCATTGCAGTCAAAAACATCAATAGCCCTAATATGGATATCGATGTTGATAGTGGTCTAACCTTGGGAGCGCTGTAATGTCGTGGCGTGAACAGTTAAGACCCGTATCATTTCGAGGTGTCGAATTCTACGTTGACAATCACGACCTTGAGTTAGGGCGTCGCGTTCAGCTACACGATTATCCGTTTAGAGATGAAGCCTACCCAGAAGACTTGGGCGGCAAAGATGGTGTTTACTCGTTTCCCGGTTATGTCATCGGTGAAAACTATCATGAGCAACGTGACAAACTCATTGAAGCGTTAAACCAGCAAGGCCCCGGCATATTAGTGCATCGCTTTTTAGGCCGCATCAAAGTGCAAGCCGGTCTACAGCGGATGAAAGAAAGCAACCGTGAAGGCGGTATGGCGCGCTTTGAGTTGTTGTTTTACAAAGCAGGTGCTAAACCAAACCCAACATCACGAATTGATACTCAGCAAGTTGTCACAAGCCGTGCTGATTTAGCTAAAGTCGTTGTTTAACAAAACTTTGTGGATGAGTATCAGTTTAAAGGTTATCCGGGCTGGGTAACTGATGAAGCAGCAACGGTCTGGTCTGGTCTGGATTCGGTGTTAGCGAAAATTGATAATGCCGATGCATCGTTAGCAGATATTGCTGCAGAGCCTGTTGATTTACTAGAACAGTTTAACCAGCGAGTCAGTCGTTTTAGTCATTTAGGTGTTTCAAGTCAAATAGCTGGTTTTAGATTATTTAACGTCGGTCAGTCTGCCTTGTCACCGTTTCGTCGCCTATTTGGTTTTGGTGATGACTTGCCTGAATTCAAAACAATAACCCCGAGTCGACAACAGCAACTCGTTAATCAAACTGCGATTGTCAATCTTGTTAACCAAACTGCATTAATTGAAGCCTCACGTGCATCAACCAATTTTGCTTACGACTCAAGTCAAGATGCCATCGCGGTACGTAATGAATTGTCTGAAGCCCTATATCAGCAAATGCACACCGTCGATGATGACACATTTCGTGTGTTGCAAGATTTACGTGCTGGTGTTGTTACTGACTTAACTGAACGAGCTGCAAATTTAAAACAAATTCGTAGTTACACACCTCAAGATACGCTGCCTAGCTTAGTTGTTGCTCATAAGTTGTATCAAGATGCGAGCAGAGCCGATGAAATCGTCGCTCGTAACCAAGTCGCTCACCCCGGTTTTGTAACAGGAGGAAAACAGTTGGAGGTGCTAGATGACTGATCAAGTGCATCAAGTACAGCTAACCGTAAACTCCACACATTGGTTGGGTTGGAAAAAAATAAACATCACCCGCTCAATTGATCGAGTAGCGAATAGTTTTTCATTATCCCTGACGGATGCATGGTCTGCTGATCAACAACGTCGAGCAATTAATGAAGGTGATAACTGCCGTGTTGCCATTGACGGTGCAACAGTGATTACAGGTTTTATTGATGATGCAAACCCTTCTTATGACGCCAAAACACATAGCATTGATGTCATAGGACGTGATGCGACTGGTGATTTAGTTGACTGCAGTGCGCCCAGCTTTCAATGGCAAGGTCGTTCATTGTTATCAGGTGTAGAGTTGCTCTGTGAGCCATTTGGTATCAACGTTACGACTGATTTAAACGAGGCTAAAACACCCTTTAAATCCCTTAAATCAGATGAGGCCGAAACCGTATTTGAAGTCATTGAAAATGCAG